TAGTGCTTCAATCTTAGCAACCGCTTCTTGTAACGAGGCTACTAATAGTGGAACTAGCTTACTCTGGTCAATTCCTTGATAGTCTGGAACACTACGAGTACCCATAACAGCTTCAGTTACGACAGTATCACCGTCCATTACTGCTGGTGTTACTTCGTATTCCTCGTCTTTCATAGCGTCTTTAATGCCTGTGACTGCTTCTGGTACGACTTCTTGTGCTTCGTGAGCAAAGAAACCATCAACTCTTGAGCCATCTGCTTTCCAAGCAAAGTTAATTGGTCTTAGTGCTTTAAGCCTATCAATAGAGCCTTCCATTGGAACATCAAGTTCTTTTAGTCGGTAGTCTGATGATGTGTTATAGGCTGTTGCTGAACCAGATGTAGATACGTGACCAACCACTCCATTACCATTATAAAATATAAGATGGGAAAATCCACCAGTTCCCGTTCCTCTCCCGTAGTAAGTGCGTCCAGCCGCTTGAGTTTCAACACCTGCAGCAGCAGATGATGGCGAAGAACCAATAACGACATCACCAGTATTTTCAATAGTAATAGCTGTACTCGTAGCGTTATCATCAATACCTGTTGAGGTGAAGTTACTGATAGTACCACCATCAATAGCGTTACCGCTTAAAGCGTTATCAGCATAATCAGCTAATGGCGCACCAGTAGATAAAGTTAGAATACTAATCCACGCTGAATCAGCACCATTTCTTTGTTTTAATATATCATTAGCTGTATCTGCCCACCACATAAATGCATAAGTTGTAGTTGGTGCTGTTGCTTTTGAATTGTTAGAAACAATCGCAGCCAATGCGTTATTTAAGTCAGAACGTGTATTAGCACCATTCTGATTAGCAATTACATAATCATGTTCTGCCATTATTTATCTCCGTTTAAATTTAAATTAAATTGTGTCATGTTAATAACCCCTTGCAAGATAGTTGAAATTGTGTGCTTCATAATTTGAACCGTGTTTAACACCAACATCAAATCCAGTTGTTGTTTCGTTCTGAATATCAAGAATATCGTTAGAATCTAAATCAGTAAAGGTAACACCAAGTGCTGGAATAGCTTTAAATGGTGTAGCATAAGTTACCGATAGCAACCCAGTTGATAATGATGTTAAAGCATTAGCACCTTGTACTGTGTCTGGCATATCAACAGCAACCGATAATTCAGTAATATTAATCTGATGGTCAGCATTTGTGGATGATGCTTCAACCTTAAATTTATAGGCTCTAGCACTATAATCAGCAACCGTAAACTTCGCCCAACTGCTCCACGTTGGCGTTCCAGATGGGTCATCATTAGTAGTAGCAACATATAGGTTTAGCGTTACATCAGATGGCGCATTATCAAAGTCAGTCCACGTATCCATTAATGCTGTTCTATTGTCTATAAAGTCGCCAATAACAAACGCTGTGAACGCAATAGAAGCTGTTGCTCGTGATGTATATACAGCACCAAGGTCAATATATGTATCAAACTCATAAGAACCAGCAGAATCAAGACCACCGATAGCGTCTAATAATTCCCAATCGTCCATTAATTCAGTAACACTATCAAGCAATGTATCAGCTTCAAACTTTAATACATTATCAACTGCCACCATATTGGTTTTAGTACCAGTAAATGATGGGTTTTGGGTTGATGTAGCTACCGCGTTCATATTTATAATGTTCGGGATAGTTGTAGATACAAATGATGAAGTATTAACCGATTCATTACCAGTTGAATCAATAAACTTAGCTAGATATGTGCCAGTTAATAACGGCAATACAGCATTGGTATTTAAACCAGATACAGCAGCACCAATATCAGTAGATGATTCCCAAGTAGCACTAGACGTTAGATTTGAATGTCTAAAGCGTACTTTGCCACCAACAAGCACGTCTAAGTCAGTAGCTAAATCCCACGATAAATGAGCAGCATTATTAAGTGCAATAAAAGATAAATTAGCAACATCAACTGGAGGTGTCGTTAATCCAGCAACTGTTACATTGTTTAGATACGCCCAGACTGAACGAACACCCATTGTATTAACTGAACGAACTCTAAAGTCGTGAATAATTGGGTTAGCATCATCAAGTCTAGCTTCTGTGTTCTTGGTTGTTGTTAAGAAGTTCCAAGTGCTTGAGCCATTTTCTTTCCATTCAACATCATATTCTTTGACGAATATATCAAGTGCTGCGTTCCAGCTAATAGCAACACGTACTTTAACACCAGCAGAGCCAATCGTATCGTATAGGCTTTCACTTGTAGCAATAGCCGTTGGCGGTTTAGCAGTAGCTGTGTCTGGTAGATTAGTATTTGGAGCAGCATCAGACGTTGAGATAGTTCCGAAGTCATAAGAGGTAGCATCATATTCAAGTGCTAATACACGAACCTCATTATCGTTTTGAAGCGTTATATCAACTACTCGGAATATCTTACCAAGACCACCATTCAATGTGTCCCAAGCTGGTGTTTCGTGCTTGATATAAACCAAATCAAATACTTCACAACGCATACCCTCAATAGTCGCTGTAAACTCAACGAGCATTGACTGTCTTGACTGATTAAGATTGATTGTAGTAATCATCTTGGCACGATCAATATCTGTCGTATATGGCAATTCTATGGTCTTTTCTAATAACAAGCCATTATCTTGTGTTCTTAATGCTGTTGAATCAACAACCGCAATATCTGGTTGCCAGTTTCTATCTGGATTAAAGAAGTTTGTTCTAATTCTGTTAAATTGATTAGCCTTATCACCTAACTTGATTGACCAGCCACCAATGATATTATCTTCGCTAAAGGTGAATGAAGCAGTATCAACCTTATCAACGACCAGTTTGTATTTACCACCAGTAAAGATAACAGCACCACGACAAGATGTAGCAAGGTTCTTTAGAATATCCATAGAACCAAGTGACGTATCAACTACACCATTACAAGTGTATCGCTTCTTGCTTGTGCCACCAATAGTAACTAATTCATCACAATGATTAGCAGCCGAATTAAACGAAGTATCATCAATTAGAGATGTATCAATACCACGACCATACCTTGTATTAGTTAAATAATCACGAATACATAATGCTGGGTTATCACTCCAAGCAGTTGTTGATGTGCGTGGGTCATAAACCTTTGTGCCTTTAATATCAGCAGTAACAGTTGGCAAACCTTGAGCAAAAGCATCTTGGTCATACTTTAATTTAACATAAAGATATGCTGTGCCTTTTAATTGGTGGCTTGTAGTCCAATTAGTAACAGCACTAACAAGGTTAGAATCTGCTGCTTGAGTATCTGAACCAAGGTGTGTATAAGTGTTTAATACGCTGCTAAATTTAGTGTCAGTAGATAAAACATCATTCAAGTAAATGTTTTCAAATGAATTAACTTCACCCTCTGCTACTGCTAGAACTATGTGTAGATATTCGTTACTAGCACCAGTAATTTCCATTAATACACGAGTACCGCCAACTTTACGCTGACCATAGATTAACGGAATAGGTGCATTATTAGATGATTTATTAAGTAGTACACTTGAAGCAGTTGAAGCAACATCTGGCATTGACGGACTACCAGCAACAGCAGTACCAACTAATGAACCAGCAAGACCACCAACAATATTACCAATGGTTGTACCGAATAACTTAGAGCCAAACGCACCGCCTAAACCAGTTAAATATTTACCAGCAAGACCACCAACATACAGACCAATTAATGGTGCTGCTACTTTGGCAATCTTTTTTATTGACCTAAATATTCCGCTAAAGAAACCCATTATTTTTTACCCCAAACAATATCAGTAATAATTTCACTAGCAAACTCAAAACCCTTATCACCAGCGAAATGTATTTGCTGTTCTTCGTGATTGGTATGTCTGCCAGTCTTACGTTCAAAATCTACCCACGAATTAGTCGCACTGATAGAAATAGTTGAATCACCGCTATCTGGATTTTCACTAATAACTGGTGAATCCATACGCCCCTCAAAGATTAATACTGGATCAATTACTAATGCTTGTGCTGAATCCATAAAAGCAAGGTTAATCTTGATTGTGCGGTCTATATATTGCTGATTTAGGAAGTTACTTACCCAAGTCTTATCGATGCCAGACAAATTGATATTAACCGAAGATACGCTAATTTCAGCCGTTTCTTCAATATCAGAGAATCCTAAGAAATGACCAACACCAGCATAATCATTACCACCATAAGTGATCGTTTTATACGCATCAGTCATATAAGATATTTCATTATCTAAATGAATTGAAACTAGATGTACTGGCTGATTCTGACCTTTAACAATTTCTGCTTGAAAGGCTGCTGTTGAACCTCTGTCCACTATACAACCTCAACCAGTTTGATTGAGAATCCTATCATCTGGTCAGTACTAACCGACATCTCTTGTGAATCATCAGCAAACGCCATAGTGAATGGCACGTCATTGTATGTAACAGTTTCATTATCAGCAACCGCACTCAATAATGCTGGTTCAATTGCTATCGTAGTAGAACCATCAGCAGTCAATGTATAAACCTTATCGTGTCCAGTAAACTTAATGAAGTCACCAGCCTTTAAAGTACCAGTTAAACCATCACAAGTAATAGATGAATCACCAGCAGAATAACCAGAAGCATTATTAACTAACAAAGTACCCGTTGCTGTACCACTCGTATCGCCATATATAGGCGGTATAAATGTAAAAGTGTTATATTGCCCTTGTTGAGCATTAGCGAATGCCCATAGAGGTGCAAATGTGCTTCGTGTCATTGCTGGATAGTTTGCTTCAATTAACCATCTTTGACCACCACGACTACGTGCTTGTCTTTTTAATGAATGGGTAACGCTTGTTAGTGTTGGACTAACGCCAGTAATCTTTATTGAACTGGGAGTTGGTGTTGTGGGGAATAGTGCCATTAGATTGCTATTGCTCTCCCGTTGCGATTCATTGCTTGTCTGATTATGCC